AGCACGTTTTTTTTCTAGGCACAAGGTCCCAAGCTACTTAACAGACTTAACTACTATGGTTAAGTATCGCTTAACAAGTGAATGGGTCTCATCACTTTTGCAGATTTAGCGAAGTTGAAAAACGTGTCTAGGAGTGCGGTTAGCCAGCGAAAGAGTGCGGGCATTCTCGACGGGTGTGTTGTTAAGCACAACGGTAAAACGATGCTTAACAAGGAGTTAGCGATGGAGGCTTGGGACAACAACACCCCTCCTTTACAGACTTTTACGGAGAAAGCAAAGTCTGAGACAGCAAAATTGCCTGATGGAGAGATTCCAAGCTTCAACGAAAGCAAAGCAAGGACGGAGCATTTAAAAGCAGAGTTGCTTCAACTAGAGGTGGACGAAAAAGAGAAGGTATTAGTGAAGAGTGCAGAGGTCGAATTAAGTTGGATACAGGTTATAACCGCTGCCAGAACAAAGGTTTTAGGAATACCGACCAAGGCAAAGCAACGGATTCCAGATTTAGATACCAATGCGATGAAACTCCTTGAAGACATCGTTAGAGAAACATTGGAAGATCTTGCCTCTGAAAATGTACAAGCAGCATGAATAGCGTCCTTGCAATTAAAAATGCAGCTTTTGAGGCTTTTCGTCCACCAAAGAAATTAAGTCTTAGTGAGTGGGCAGATATGAATGCATACCTTTCAGCCGAGTCAAGTGCCGAGAGTGGAAGGTGGCATACGCTCCCATATCAGAAAGGAATTATGGATGCGGTCACTGATCCGAATGTGGAACAGGTGACGTTGATGAAAAGTGCAAGGGTTGGATATACCAAGATCCTTAATCACATCATTGGATATCACATCCATCAAGATCCTTGTCCGATCATGGTGGTTCAACCGACGATCGAAGACGCTGCTGGTTATTCGAAGGAAGAAATCAGTCCAATGCTTCGAGATACAAAATGCTTAAGAGGTCTAATCAGTGAAGCGAAAGCAAAGGATGGGAACAATACGATTTTGCAAAAGAACTTCAATGGTGGGACTCTTTCGTTAGTTGGAGCAAATAGTCCTCGTGGGTTTAGAAGAGTAAGTAGAAGGATTGTCTTGTTTGATGAAACGGATGGTTACCCAGTTGGGGGTGCTGGTTCTGAGGGTGACCAGATCAAGCTAGGCATTAGAAGAACTGAGTATTACTGGAACCGCAAGATAGTTGCTGGTAGTACTCCAACTCTGGAAGATTTCTCTCGAATAGAGAAGATGTTTAAGGAGAGCGACCAACGTCGTTATTACGTCCCTTGTCCTGATTGTGGTCATTTTCAGTATCTGAAGTGGGCCAATATGAAATGGACTGATAACGATCCGTCAACGGCTGCTTATGCATGTGAATCGTGCGGCGTGTTAATTCCACACAACAAGAAGAGGTGGATGGTTGAAAGGGGTGAATGGCGTGCTGCTGTCGAAGGGAATGGTAAGCATGTGGGGTTTCACATTTGGGCGGCTTATAGCTATTCACCTAATGCGTCATGGTCAAACCTTGTAGAAGAATTTCTTGTAGCGAAGAACGATAGAGAACAGTTGCAGACCTTTTGTAATACGGTTTGGGGTGAAGTCTGGAGTGATGACTACCAGGCGAAGATAGGTGCCGATGCTCTGATGCAAAAGGCGGCCAAAGAGAAATACCAGAAGGGCGTACCTCCTAAAGAAGCTTTGGTCCTTGTGGGTGGATGTGACTGCCAAGACGATCGTCTGTCTCTGTCAATCTTTGGATATGGCAGGTCTGAAGAGTGTTATTTAATCGACAGGATCGTGATCTATGGCTCTCCTTCAAGAGCTGATGTATGGGCACAGTTAGATGAAGTATTGCTGAACCCTTATAAGAATGAGGATGGAATAGAGATGAAGATCGAAGGGATAGCCATCGACTCTGGAGGACACCACACTCAAGAGGTTTATCAATACGCCAGAGAAAGACAGCACTTGGGAGTGATTCCTATTAAGGGTGTCGGCACTAAAAACAAAGAGATCATTGGCAAGCCAACCAAGGTAGAAGTTAACTATGCAGGCAAGGCACTAAGAGCATCTGTTCGATTGTTCACGGTTGGAGTTGATAGGGCTAAGACAACATTGCATAACCGTCTAAGGAATGCAGAGGAAGGAAGTGGTTACATCCATTTCTATCCATCGATTACTCCCGACTATTTCGAGGAATTAACTGCTGAACGTCAAGTCGTAAAAGTAAAGGATGGATTCCAAGAAAGGATATGGGTCAAGAAAAGCAGTGCAAGGAATGAAGCATTAGACGAATGGGTTTATGGATACGCTTGCTTGCATCGCTGTTATCAAAGATATGACCGCAGAACAATATGGGATCAATTCGCTAAACGCCTAGTAAATCCAGCTAATGAATCCAAAACTCCCACTAAAGTAAGAAGACAGTCTGTTAATTCGGGCTATGTCAACTCGTGGTAAAAGCCGTTGCCAATTCCAGCACTATGGAAAGCGGGCGATACGATCCGCTGGCGGGATGAAGAGAGCTATGAAAACTGGCTCGGCGATCCTGTCACTAATACTGACTATGCCTGTAAGTACTACTTAAGGTTCAACGCTTCTGGTGAGGCGAAAGAGATCATTGGCAGTAATTACGGTGCTGGTTGGGAATTCGTAATCCCGTCTGCCAGTTCATCGACGATGGATGCAGGGACGTGGTATTTCCAGTCACGAGCTACTAAGTCAGATGATGAGGTCACTCTGTATGAAGGAAAATTCACAGTTCAAAAGCAGCTTACTTATACAGGTACACCTGGGGCTTATGACGGCAGAAGCGACGCAAAGATAGCTTTAGAAGAATGTACTGCTGCGATTAAGTCAATAATTTCTGGTAAGGCTAGTTCTTACAGCATCGGTGATCGTACTTTTAAATATCAAGACTTGTCTGAATTAAGGTCTCGTGAGTCACAGCTCAAGGCGGAAGTCGTCAGAGAAGACAAAGCCAACATGATCGCTAATGGTCTTGGCAATCCACACAACTTAAAAGTGAGGTTCTGATGGGACTAATTAATGCGTGGAAAGGTTTGTTTACTACGGGCGAGCCTGAAGTCAAGGCCTTGCCGCCTGCAAAGAAAAGGATGTATGGCGGCGCTGGTGTATCAAGGCTTACGGCTGACTGGGTAAATGCGTCTAATACATCCGCTGATGCTGAGATCAATTCAAGTATTAAACGGTTAAGGCAACGTTCACGGCAACTGATTAGAGATAACGCTTATGCCTTAGCAGCAGTCCGAGCAATCACAGCAAATGTCATGGGACCTACGGGTCTTAAGTTGCAAGCACAGGTCAAGAAACAGCGTGGTCAGAAGTTAGACGACAAGATCAATGCGGCTATTGAGATGGCTTGGCGGAAATGGAGCCGCTACGACTCAGCCCATACCGCAGGTCGTTTGTGCTTTGCTGATATAGAAAAGCTTGTTTGTTCTTCTCTTTGTGAGTCAGGAGAAGTATTTGTAAGGATCATCAAGAAACCTTTTGGTCGTTCATCAATCCCTTTCAGCTTAGAAATTATTGAGAGCGATCAACTGGATAGTGATTACAACTCACCAGCAAAAAGAGGTCATAGCTGGAGGATGGGCATTGAGCATGATTCGTTCGGTCGTGCAACTAGATATGCCTTTCTAACGGCTCACCCTGGGGACACTCCTTTCCCAACTCAAAGAGAGCAGAAGCGACACATGTTGCTTCCGGCTGAGGAGATAGTGCATTTATTCATCCAGACCCGCCCAGGTCAGACCCGTGGCGTCCCTTGGACTGCAAGCATTCTGAAGCCTTTACATCAGTTGGATGGCTTTAGTGAGGCACAACTTGTTAGAGCAAGAGCTTCCTCAGCCTTGATGGGATTTATCACATCTCCTGAAGGTGAGCTTGATATGGGTGGTGAGGTGTATGAAGAAGAGAGGGTCACGGCGTTTGAACCTGGCACATTTAAGTACCTCGATAGTGGGCAAAGTGTCACGATTCCGGACATGGATTCTCCTAATGGAGAGTACGAGCCATTCTTGAGAGCAATGCTTCGTCAGATGGCAGCCGGAATAGGTCTTTCTTATACCTCAATTTCAAAGGACTACAGCCAAAGCAATTACTCTTCTAGCCGCATGGCGTTAACT